TGTTGAAATCAACAAGCAACTGGGTGTTTCTGGCGTCACTTACTACTACGATCGCGTGGCATATGTTGCTTGCGTGATGAACTACAACGAAAGCTATCCTGCTGATAATCTCGTCGAGGTTACTTTCGATCTCCAAAGCCGTGGCCGTATTGGCATTCACCAAAATGCCACTTCTAGCGGCACTATCATCCCGACTGCTCCCAACTAATTTTCTTCCATTGATCTTTGCTAGGCTCCTCTATACGGGGAGCCTTTTCTTATGGACATAACGCAAATCAGGGACTCAATTGTTACGCTTTTAAGCGACAGTCCAAATCTGATTGGTAAGTATATTTTTCCTGACGCAACGGAAGTGCCTGCTGTTTATGTAGTGGGACAAAAAAGCGTACCGAGAGAATGGAAAGTAAAGGGGCTTGAAGTTACGACGTCAATATCCTGAAGTGTTACCAGAAGCAGGTGTTGGTATTGCAACAGTTTTGCAACAATGGGAAACCGTATTGGTTCAATACAATCCTGATGGGAAAGAAATTGCTGATGCAATGGATCGAATGGCAAGGCGTTTCCCTGATGCAACATTCCGCTATACGCCTGGTGATGACATTGCTTATGAGCGTTGTCGCATCATCATTCCTGATATGACCATTCGTCGTCTTTACGCTGAACCCTAATGCCTGCTGTCAACGCTGTAATCATTGGTCAGAATTTGATTGAGAAGGCGTTGATTGATGCCTTTGAAACTTGGACTGAGGAAGACATTAATGACGCGCATTGGGACGATCAATTCAGAAACATGAGCAAATGGCCGTATGACAACGAAACAAGAAGGAAAAATAGAGAAGTCGTTACAAGCCCTCGTGATATTTATGACTTAGGAGAGCTTTACAAAAGCGGCATTAAGAGCTACAGATTTGAACGCTCTAGCAATGGGGCAGAAGCAAACTGGCATTGGGACGCAAAAAATAGCAGCGACCAAGAATATGCTTGGTATGTTCATAATGGCGAAGGGACTAATGTCACGGCACGTCCTTTTACTGATGACATTTCCATTCCATCGTCTTTCTTCTTTAAAACTCCTGGTAAGGCTCTTAAACTTAGAGTTACGCAATACCTCGATCGATTAAATGCAAGTTGATTATCTATGGAGCGAAGACAATCGTTTCCATGCAATAAATTGCAAAATTAATGGCTCAAGCTTAGAAGTTGGTATTTTGTGCCTTGTGTCTTTTCATGGCGACACGGTTAGAATTTCAAACGAACATCATTCTTTGATCGTTGAAGTGCCTTACGAATTTCGTTCTAGCAGCGAAAAGGTGAAGGCATTCAACGCCATCCTCAACATTCTTGATCATGAGCAAGTATAGTTTCGTTCTCCAAGGCAAAGAGCCTGAATATTTTGAACTTCTGCCTACGCTGCGGCTTCGTAAGCATGGTGGTTGGCTTGTAGCAGAAGCTATTGAACAAGAAGAGGCAAGCAAAAATCAAAGCCAAGCAACAGTTCGTGCAGTGCAATTGGCCAAGCGCATTGCTAAAGCGAAAGACATTTCCCTTACTGAAGCTTTTGACCTGCTACAAGGCGGCGGCGGCTTGAGCGAGATGGAACTCCTAGAGGATTTTGCAGAAGAAACCTTGCAAATGCTTGATGGTTCTGGTGGTGTGGAGGCTAACAATGCTCGCATGGCTACTACGTTCATTCGTTGTCGCGGTGAGGCAATGATTGATGGCGGATGGACTCGTGTTGATGATTGGTCCATTGAAGACACTAAAGAAATGGGACGTCCATTGATTGCAAAAGTGATGGAATTTGTTATTTCTGAACAAGAAGCTGAAACCAAGGAGCAAAGCCTGGGAAAAGCACCGAAGAAGGCGAAAGCCTCAGCGAACCCGAAAGACTCGAAAGAAGAGCCCGTCGAGTTCTAAAAAGTCTCACTAACTGGAACGAAGTTTATTTCCGCTTGTCGTCTTCTGATTTTACGGACAGTCGATGGCATGCGGAAAACTTCGGCATGCAACGTGTGCAAGACGTGGTGGCTGCAATCAAATGGATAGAAAAGCAAGATCTCAATAAATACAATTTGAGTAGCGTTGCAACTGCAAAACTTGGCACTGTTGTCGTTGGAGCCTTGGCAGGGAAGAAAGCAAAAACTTCTCCTGAAGATTTCTTGCCATTTGACCCGCGCAAGATCAAGAAAGAAAGTGGCATTACAGACGAAAGTTTGGCAGTGCTTCAAAAGCTCATGAAGACAAGGCGAATGAATGGAAGAGTTATTGGAATGCTGGTAGAAGAGCTTAAAAATGCATCGTCAAGAGATGTAGAATAAAGCTAAACTGTAAAATATTGGTTTGGCGATATGGCTCCTGAGCTAAGACTTAGCGTTGGTCTTGATCTTGCTTTTTTCCGCCAGCAAATGCGGAAAGCCGTTAATATCGCGCAAAGTGAATTCACTGCTCAGTTGCAGCTAAAGTTCAACAGGCAAGTCCTTAACAATGAAATAAGAAATTTAGACAGGGCGATAAAACGCAAGAAATTTAACGTTGAACTTAATTTGGTTGGAGGGCTCACTGGCAGACAATTTGACCAAATTCAAAAGCGTCTTGACGCTCTTGCGAAACGTGATGCCGTAGAGATTCCTGTCAGCATTCGCGCTGCGGCAACAGGAAAGGACGTTCAGTCAACAGTTGCCCAGTTAAGGCGTAAATTTAATGAAAATCAACAAGTTGTTCAAGGCGGAGGGAAATTAAGGTTTCCTGTCAGCATTAAAAGCGGAATTACAAATGCTGATGTAACTCAATTTCGCAGAGACGTAGAGGGCAAGCTTAAAGGAATCAAAGTAAAAGTAAAAGCTGAGGTTGGAGAAGTTTCACGAGGCGCGGCTTTTGCTGCTGGTCCTACCGGAGCCGCAGGCTTGTATGAATATATGCGAACACAAGGCTTATCGGGCGGCAACATGCCCGGACAAACGCCTGCTGGTGCTGGACGACGCGCTCAATTCCAGAACGCCGTAGAGCAAGCAACCACAAAAGAATTAGAACGAATGCTTAGAACCGCTGAAGTGGCGGGAAGAAGCAAGTTGAAAACAAAAGCAGCAATGCAGAAAAAGCTGCTTGAGTTAAATGATATTGCCATGGAAAATATTCTTGGCAATTTGAAAATGCAAATGCAAGGGCCAAGGAAGATCAAGAGGTCGTTCCTTGACCAAATTGCGCGTGCCGTTATGTATATGGCAGGCGTTGACCCTGAAGTATTGAGGCAGCAAGCGGCAGCGCGTCGTCTTCCTCCTGCGATTGATTTTCCCGCTACAGTTCCTTCTCGAAGGATTCCTATTGGACCCTCTGCCACTGGCAGGGCTTTAACTGGCGTTTCACAGGCGGCTTTACCTGGCCAGTCAATTGCCGCAGCAAAATATCTTCCATCGGACCTTGGTGTAGAACTTAAAAACATTCTTCGCAACGCTGCTTATGCATTTGTTGATTCCCTGAATCAGCGTGTCAGGCAGGTTAGCGTTCGCGAAATTGGTCAAGCGCAATTGGCTCCTAGTAGAGTTGCGGGATTACTGCCTTCCGCTGTTGGTAGATCTCCTAGTGTTTACGCCACAGGAGCAATTCGTAGCGAATCTAGAGCGGCAATGTTCACGCGGCGAGAGCAAGAAGCTCGCATGCGCTCTGCACTGCGCGGTGCTGAAGTAGGGCAGCATTTTACCCAACCACTAAGATTGCCGGGCACCACTTTCATGGGCGATGAATTTACCGCAGGTGGTGGTCGTGATCGCGTAAGAGGTTTTGGGCGGCCTCCAGAACGTGGTGGTGCAATTGTCCCATACGGTCCTCGCACGGAACTATCTCCTGGTTACTTAACTGGAGGAAAAATACAACAAGCACTTAAAGGCGCAGATCAATATCTGAAGCAAGCACGAGTGCCTTTGACTGGAGCCATTCAAGAGCTTGGTGGGGAGTTTGGCAATGCTGTGAAGCAAGTGTTGCTGTTTGGCACAGCATACAAAGCTCTTGCTTTTATTATTAATCTCCCCAATCAAGCATTAGCGGCGGCCACGTCTCTCCAGACTTTTAATAATCAATTATTGGCTGTCTCAAGGTTTTGTACGTCTTTACGCCTCCATGGAGCCTGCTGGTTTTGCTCCTGAGCAAATTGAAGGGCTTTTCACTGGCATCTCTAAGGCTGCCGCAACGTTTGGCTTAAGCGCTGATCAAGTGGATCGCGTTACTTATGCGTTCTCTCAGATGGCAAGTAAAGGTCAAGCAATGAGCGAAGAGCTTAAAGGACAGTTGGGTGATGTGCTTCCTGGCTCTCTTGCATTGTTTGCTCGTGCGGCTCAAATGAGCATCCCGGAATTCACTAAAGCCTTGGAGGATGGAGCATTCAAGGGTGAAGCTTTCCAGGCGCTGCTTCGCAACGTTGCGAAGCTTATGAATACGGAGTTTGCTGAAGGTGCTGCGGGAGCTGCAGAAACCTTGCAAGGTCGCATGAATGATCTTGGCAACTCTGTGACAAAAATGTATGAAAGTTTTGAACCTTTGGTTGGACTTGCTTCTGGTCAAATTTTCCCTCAATTAACTTCAATTATTAGTGACGCAACAGAAGCAGTGCAGGCATTTGTCGCTGGAGTCCAAGGGGCTGATGATCCCGCTGCAACTTTAAGTTCTCGTGGACTGCAAATTTACAACGCATTTTTACAAGTTGCGGAAATCAGCAAGTCTGTACTTGGTATTTTGCAAACACTTGGCCCAACATTTGGGGTTTTTGGCAAGGTAGTTTTGACTGTCGTTGAGGCATTGGCTCGCCTAATGAATACTGGTGTTGGTGGTTGGCTAGCCAAGCTCGCGGTTCAAGTGGCGCTGGTTACTGCTGCGTTGCAGTTGATGGCGAAAGCTGGATTGATTACTGCGGTCAGGGGACTTGTGCAGTTGGTTTTTCAAACGCAAACGGCGATCGTTAATCTCAAAGTTTTAATAACAACAAGTCGGCTTGCCAAACTCGCTTTACTGGGAATTGTTGGTGGCGCTGTAATGGTTGGTCTCGAAATATTGCTTGGCAGTTTTGTAAAACTTGAAAGTAAAATTAAAGACATGAGGAAGGAAACTCGCGATCTTCGGGCGGAGTTAATTTCGATGGCGAAAGCAGGCGATGTAGTAGGTACTACAGAAAGATTCACTGAAGGAGTTAAGGCCGAAAACAATTTAAAAAGAGCTGTTGCTTTACTTAAAAAGCAAGAGGCTGGTATTGGTGTAATGAGCTTCACAAAAGCGGATAGAGATTTACTGAAAGAGCTTAATTTGCTGACCTACAAAGCGACTGAAGCCAGCAAGATGAGGAAAAAAGCGGAAGCAGAATTGTTCGAGCAAATTAATAGAACTGCTGACGCCCAAGATGCAATGGGTGAAGCAACAAGAAATGCAATGGCAGCGCAAGAAAAACTGGAAAAAGTCAACATTACAGGAGAAGATGAGAAAGGTAAAACTAAAAAACAAAGCCTTGAAAGTTATTACAACTTAGAAGATAGTCTTGCAAAAGCGCAAAGTCAAGCCGATATTGATCGCATTGAAGCTCTTCATCAGCATCGCATCAACATGGTTAATGCAGTGTATGACCTGCAAGAAGCAAGAGCAAATTCGCATCAAAAAGAAGCAATTCGCTTTGAACGTGAATTGATGAATATTGAATTGAAGCGTCAGAGTGCCGTATTAAAAGCTTCTCTTGAAGTAAGAAAAGCTCGCGAGTCTGTCGCTGGCGGCGCTGGTGGCACCATGACTGGTCCCGGCGGAGGCGGTTCAATTATTGAAAGACTTACCGGCGATCCATCAAGTCCTTACTACAGAGCCGATCACGGCGGGATGAATTATCACGAGCATCTTGCTTTTGCGACGAAGATGCAACGTGATGCAGCCGTGAAAGCATTAGAAAGTCAAGGCATTCAGATCGGGAGCATGAATGATGGGCGCCATGCACCAGGTTCTTATCATTACAGCGACCAAGCATTTGACGTTCCAGCAAGTCAAGTGCCAGTTGGCCAAGAAGTTGAGCTATCCCGTCGTGTGATGAGCATTCTCGCGAACGCTGGCTTTACGGGAGGAGGCATCACCGCTAGCACTGGTGGTGCTGGTGGTGCAAGAAAAGTTCCTTCAAGTGAAAGGCGTGAAATTTTAGCTGATATGAAGACTGGGCTCGCCATTGCCAAGGAATCTATTGTCGTAAAACAAGCGGAAGAATTGGCAAACAAAGAAGCAGCAATTGCGCTGGAAAAATACGCTGCATCTATTGCACCAGTTGAAGAAACAAAACTGCAAAATAAACTTCTTGAAAAGAGAGGGGAGCTTTTAAGGGCGGGCGTTTCTCAAGAAGACATCGACATGAGAATCAAGCTCTACGAAACAGAGCAAGGGGTCGCTCTTGGTATTGCCGCAATTAACAAGTTGAGAACAGAAGGGGTTTATAGCGACGAAAAAGCTCAAAATATGGTAAACAGATTGCAAGAAGCGTACAAAGGCCTTAATGCTGAGCTTTCTAGAAGTAATGAACTTCAAAAACAATCCAAGTTTGACACTGCAACGACTGGGCTGCGAAATCGTCTCTCTATGGCTCGGGCTATTTTACCTGGTCAAGAAATTCGCGAAGGCTATCGACAGCAAGGTTTCGGGGAAGAGCAAGTTGAACAATTGGCTCAACTAGAAGAACTTGCCATTAAAGCAGAAGAAATCAAAGCCCTTTATCAAAACGTTGCTCAAACTATTGGCGACGCATTTGGACAAGCTTTTCAAGACGTGGTGAATGGTTCAAAAGGTATGCAAGAAGCGTTATCAAGCATGCTTCAATCCATTGGACAAAGCTTTGTGGCAATGGCAGCGCAAATTATTGCGAAGCAAGTAACTATGGTGGCGCTTGGTGCCATCTTGAAGGCCCTTGGTGTCCCAATGGGACCTGCCCCTGGAGGAAGCGGCGGAGCACCTTTGCCTATCAGCGGCGGAGACGTTAGCAACTTCAATACGACTGGATTCGGAAATCTCGCCCCACAAGCTTTCCCCGCGTTTGCCAATGGAGGCATTGCTAGTGGCGGCTTCAAGGCTTTCGCTAATGGTGGCGTGGTCAATGGCCCCACGCTTGGCCTCGTTGGCGAAGGGCGTTACAACGAAGCAATTGTGCCTCTTCCTGACGGCAAGAGCATTCCAGTGCAAATGCGAAACCAGCAATCATCTCGTGAATTGCTATCCGTTAAAGAACAACGAGAAAAAATGTCGCCTACAGTATTGTCTATGAATTTTGAAACTACTAATATCAATGGAGTAGAATATGTCAGCAGGGAGCAACTAGAGCAAGCAATGGCTCAAACTCGTAAAGAAGCTGCTCGCGAAGGTGCTTCACAGGGCAGTCGTCTAACGCTTGATAAGATTAAAAATTCACCATCAACTCGTCGCCAACTTGGTATACGCTAATGTCTAATTTCCCTTCCATTGCCCCTTCTGAACGGTCCATTAAGATGGGGGAACCGCCAATCAAGCTTTATCGTTCATTGAACGGTACTGTTGTGCGTCGAAGTTTTGGCAACAAATTAGCAAATTATCAAGTTGAGCTTCAGTTCAATGGCGTTTCAGAAGCAAAGCTTGCTCAATTTTGGGATCATTATCACGACACAAGAAATTTAAACAATGGCTTTTCACTGCCAGATATTGTTTTCAAGGGATATCGCACTAATGCGAAAATTGGACGCGATGAAGGCTTTGTTGATCGCATTAATCGAATGAATTCAATTGAATGGTACTATGCTGAACCCCCTTCTATTGAGAGCGTCTCTACGTCATTCAGCAATGTTAGTATCACGCTTGTGGGAGAGCTTAGGTATTCTGAATAACCATGATCAATATTGCTCATTTTGTTGTCATTGAAACCTCGTCAGGTAGGGTTAATAGGTTTCAAAATTTCTTTCATTCCGAAACTGGCGGCGCTCAAATGCCCGATAGGAGCAAAATCTTTGCGTCAGATCCATCGGGAGGAGAAGATGCTTCTGTCTATACTTTCGTACCATTTGCGCCACAAGGCTCCACTGCTCAGATTAATGGCGACAATGATGCAATGACTTTATTGTTTCCATTTTCAACGTTTGGCGTGCGCTTAGTGGAAGAGGCCGATGGGAATAGGTTATCAAAACTTCAATTGAAAACTGTATGGCTCGAAACAAATGATCCCACAGGAGGGCAATACGCAGTCTTGAGTCGTTACACCGAATACTTCCTTGGTATTGGAGCTAGTTTTTCTGATACAGTGATTGAACTAAGATTCAGGAGTGCAATGGATAGCGTAGGTAGTCGTTTTCCTGCTGCAACGTTTACAAAAGAAAATGCAGGGCGTTTGCCTGTTGAAGCTCAAATCAGGACGCGTTAATGTTTAACGATTTAATTGGTTTGCGTCACAAAACAGGAGCTAAGTTTTATCCTGGTTGCCAAGAAATTGATTGCTTCTTTTTAGCAGTTGAAGTTAGGAAAAGACTTGGCAAGAAAGACAATGAACAGCAGTTTATGTGGGTTTTTGAAGAATACTATGAAAGCGGCAAGTTTCCAGTTAAGCAAATTCTATCAACAATCCATTCCATTGCTTCTCCCACTATTAAACCAGAGAACGGAGACTTGGCGCTAGTCGGCGTTTCGTTCAAGGAAGTTGGAATTGGCGTTTATATCAATGGAGGCATATTATCTATTGCCATCGATAAAACGTCAACATGGACGCCCAACAACAAACAAGCTAAACTATTTAAAATACACGAGACGAAATAGAGAAATGCGGAAACTGCTCCCTTATGAACATGCCTTAATTGATGCCCTTGGCATTACAGAAGAGGAGTATTTTTTGTTCAGAAAAGCTCAGCAAGAATACAATGACATTAAAGAAGGCACGATACTTGATGCTCGTAATGGCGTTGAAGTTGCAGCACTTATTATTGCTTCTGTCGGCGTAATTTTTCAAGTCGGAGCTGCGTTATTGGCTCCAAAACCTAGCGTTCCGAGTATTGAAACACCAGAGATCGATGGAAGTAGATCTCAAGTCTCTCGGCGTGTCGCCCCTCGTTCTAGTTTTAATACAATTCAATCATTGGCCGACTACGGTCAGACTATTCCCTTGGTTTATGCAAGCAGCTTTATCAATCCCAATGGAGGTGTGAGAGTCAACACTACATTGTTGAGATCTGCAGTGTATAGCTATGGAAGGAATCAGTATGTGCAGTTGATGGCGGCAGTTGGAGCTGGAGACATTGGCGGTATTGATCCAAGTACCATTTCTTTTGGTCAAACTTTAATCACTCAACTTCCAAATGAAACAGTTTGGGTGTATGAATCTCGCGACCAAATCCCAACTTACAATGATAAAAGATTTGGAAATAACTCAGATCCTGGTCGGCAAGGGCAGTCAAGTAATGAGAATGTTTATGGTATGCGTGCTTGGATACAGCATAGGCCATTGAGCGGGTATTCTCAAGCTTTTTCCCCTTCATCGTCCCTTGAACTTGGCCTGACAGAACCAATTCCATTGAGAGAAGAAGTTGTAGTGCGAAACGAAGAAGGCAGACCGCGTTATCAAATTTTACGCAATAATGGCGATAGGGTTAATAACGATAGGTTTAACATCAGGTTTCAGCGAGTAGATTATGGCGCTGCTAGTAGCGGAAGCGCCGATGCCAGGTCAAATGAAATACTTGATCAGATTGTTCAAAGTTTAGAAATTGGCTCCTTGTATAAATTTGGTTCCACAAAAGCGCGTCTTATTAACATAATTGGTGGGTATAATGTGACGGTAAGGGATGTAACTGCAGAGTTTCAAAGAGTATCTGGTTATCCAACATTTAATTCCCAATATAACAGGGGCAAGATCGCAAAAATAACAGATGCTACATACACAACTGTATCTCCAGTTTCGCATGTAACTTTTTGTTTTAAAGCTAGAGTTTTCATGAATGTACAGGGTCGCCAATCAAGCTATGGCAGCAAAGTAGAAGAAAGCGGATTCAATGAGGGTGAAAATGGAGATAAGTATCGCACTGCAATGTTTATCGCTCGCTTTCGAGAGCTTGGCTCAAGCGCTTGGCAAACTTCTCCTGGTATTTTTTGCGTGCGAAGGTCAACCGAAGCTGAAACTCATTTCACTCTTTCTTTCAACGCTGGTACTAAGGTGCTTAGGCGATGGGAATTTATGTTTGAACCAGTTGTTGCCCCAGAAGCAGAAATAGCAAGGCAAACTGGCGAGCGAGTTTCAGGCAGGATTGCTTATCATTATATAGATTCAGCCGGAGTACCGCGAGGAACAGGTTCAAAGTTTCGCTTTATTGGGCGTAGTCTTTCCCCGCGATCTAACTTAAATCCTGCAATCAATACATCACCAACAGGACTAGAAGAATGGACAATTTCTAGTCTGCGTAGTGACACGATAATTCGTACATCGTTTGACAATGGGCCTGAATTTTCCATTGTTAGCGTTACTGAACAGCAAAATGAATCCTATCCATCGGGTCTTTATGAAAACATGACGCTGCTTGGCGTCAATGCTTTTAGCGGACCGGGTCTTACCGAATTGCGATCATTGAGCGCATTTGTAAATCAGGGCAAAAAAATAAGAACAATTGAGCCATATGGATATGTGTCGTTTCCAAATGACTATTCAAATCGACCACCGGAGATTTTTCTTGACACTTTATTAGATGACAAAAATGGAATTGGTCAATACATTAACACGGAAGGCATTGACATTGATCGGCTTTACACGGCTAAAATGTTTTGCGAAAGAAACAGATATTACATGGACGGAGTGATTGCCAGTCAGCAACCATGGAGACAATTTTGGGCTGAAGTTGCTCCGTATTCATTGCTTGAATTAGCAAAAATTGGAGGCAAGGAAACGCTGGTGCCAGCCGTTCCGTATGACCAAGCCGGAAACAAAACTCGCCAGATTCAAATTAGTGCATTGTTCAATCAAGGCAACATTTTGGACGGTTCGTACAAAGAAGATTTTATTGACTATGGAGACAGCTCACAGGATTTGATTGCAACAGTGATTTTTAGGAATCAAGACAAAATTAACAACACAACCAACCCATTTCCTAAAAACGATACAGTAGAAATTTCACTGAGAGACACTAACAGTGCTTTGGCAATTCGTAAAACATTTGATGTTTCAGATTTTGTTACGCGACGTGAGCAAGCAATTGATTATGGCAAATTTTTAGTGCAACAACAGCGTCACGTGCGACGACTAGTGGAATTCCAAACATTTCCAACTGAAGCGCCAATTGAACCTGGCTCCTATATTTACGTTCAAATTGACGACAACAATTGGGACAATATTCATTCTGGTCAAGTATTGGACGATGGATCTATTAATATTCCATTTGCCATGGAAAGTATTAGTGGCACGTTTGACACTTTAGTTTATGTGCCAGGAAAAGAACCAACAAAACATAGCGTTAGTTATAGCCAAGGGCAATCTTCTTTTTTTAACGCTTATGCTGGTACGGGAGCGTTGTTTGTACTTGGCCGTCAAGTAAGTGCTAAACGAGTTTTTCGGGTGATCTCAATTTCCATGGCAGCAGAAGGTGAGGTTACGGTTAGCGCAGTTGAACATCCATGCGAAGAAAGCGGAGGAAATGTTTTAAGCAAAGTGGCAAATTTTAGCGACGCATTGTTCAAAATCAGTTAGAATTATTTCAAAACAATTTTCAGTTTACTATGGCGGTTTACACTGGCAATAATGGGCGGTTGTATATCGCTCGAAAGGAATCATCTGGACTGACTGGAGACGTGACTTTAAACGTTAGAAGTTTTGTAAGGAAAAATGCCATTTACGAACTTCGCACCCGAACTGGAGAGGGACGCGGCGCCGCCGTGCGAGCTTTAAGCAGTGCCAGTAGTGGGTCAGTGACTTTTCGGTATGTAAGAGGCGGTAGTTTTTATGAAGCAGGTGATCGCGTTTATATTGCTCAAAGAGTTAGAAATACTTATGTGCGAAAAACAAATGACTACTCGGTAAGCAGCGTTACAACCCGTGGTGTTGACAATGAACGGGACATTGTTGGTTACGATAAATATTTATATGGCAAAATCCGTAGCTGGACTCTTAATAGCTCCTCTGAAGTGATTGACACGACGGCACTTGGCGATACAACGCGAACATACGCACCATCCATTACGTCCGGTGAAGGTAGTGCTACATTATTGTTTTATGAGGATCAATTCAACGAACAAGGCAATGTCGACCGAGAGAAAGACGTTTACGAGCTTGTAGACATCTTATTCCCCCGAGACGTTGCTCCATTGGTGATTATGAATCTTGCCGTAGACGCAAGTGTGATTGAAGGTGACAACGAGCTGTTCAAGAGCAATTTCCTGTTTAATGCCTACGTCACAGGTGCTAGCGTTTCAGTGGCTTATGGAGAAGTTGTGACAATTGATACCACGTTTACTGTTGATGGTGCATTGCTTGACGTACCTTGGAAGCCCGGTGTTGATCGTCTCTGATTTTTTGTATATTTTTTGTTATGACAGTATTTGCTGGACATTACGGGAGCCTAGATCTCAAGCGTTTAGCGGATACTCGTGTTTTGAATTTGCAAATCACAGCAGAAGATATTAACGACTTGCGAAAAAGGTTTGCGATTTCGGATCGCAGAGGACTAGACCTGCCACAAGGCACTATCACGACAGGCGACAGGGTGCAAATTAGCACTAATGACGCAAGAGGACTACCCTTTAGGCTTTATACAAACCCAGAAAATACCACATACGTTGACAATCCAACTGGCGATTATTTGCCAATTGAATTTTTTGCCAATGTTGATGCAATGGGAGCGATACGCATGTATCGTACTTTTGCTGGTGCTTTGAGTAATTCTGATGAGGAGTATTTAGCAGTTCCTCTACCAGTTTCTCCGTCTGACCCTACTTGGGATGTTCAAGTTGCAACATTACCAGGAGCTTATCATCAAGTGGGAAGAGTGCAGGGCTTTACATTTTCAACTGAACGTGAATCTGTTGACACGACAACTCTTGGCGATAACTATAGAGGCTTTTCTCATGCTGCTATTAGTGGCAGCGGTAGTGTTGATTGTTTGTTTGATTTTCAAAATGTTGACGGCAACGAAGTTCCTTTTGCCATTGCTGAATTAATACAAAAGATTGAAATTGGCAGCAGGTTCCAAGGAAAGTTTTATATTTTGGAGCCGTCTGGGGACCAGCCTAAAGGCTTCAATTCTACGGAAGGTGTTTACTATGAAGTTAATGGTATGTTTGTTCGCTCTAGCATGACTGTTAGAGCGGACCAAATTGTTGAATGTAGTTTTGATTTTATCACATCAGGTCAATTCTTCTTGCGAGCCGGAGACAATCCAATCTCTATTGCGACGGAGGATGATGTTAACATAGGTAATGAAACAACGCTGGAAGACCTAGGCGTTCTACGAGAGTCGAATTAGCAATGACAATCCGCATTTCCAACTTAAACGAGCTTTCGGTTAACCTTGCTCAGGTTGATCTTCTTCCAGTTGTTGATATTAGCGCGGCTGAAACCAAGAAAATTCAAGTTGCCAATCTCATTAATGTTGGCATTAGTGGGGCACCATCAAGCTTCATTGATCTTTCTAAATTAAATCAAAGCTCTACTACTAAGTTAAGTAATAACGTTTTAGCAAACACTGGCGTAGCGTCTGGTATTTACGGCGCAGCGGATATTGTCGCTCAATTTGTTGTTAATGATAAAGGCGTTATCACGACGGCAACTGGTGTTCCCATTGTAATTACGGCGTCATCAGTCACTGGCCTGGCTGCTGTTGCCACTAGCGGCACTTATGCAAGCCTATCAGGGAAGCCTGCTTTGGGAACTCTGTCCAGTCAAGATGCTGGTAACGTTACGATTAGTGGCGGCACAGTTAACCAAGTTGCGCTTTCTGGTGTCACCATCGTTGCAAGTGGTGGCACGATTACGGGCATTACTGATCTTGCCATTGCTGATGGAGGCACGGCAGCGTCTACGGCTTCTGGAGCAAGAGCTAATCTTGGCTTGGCGATTGGCAGTGATGTTCAAGCTTATAGTTCAGTTCTGTCTGGCGTTAGCGAGCAATTTGCCAGTGGCAATACTTTAATTTACGCTTCTGCTTCCGGTGTTGTATCTTCTGCCGACTTTACGCCTCTCGGTCGATCCATTGTCTCAGGCTCCACTGCTAGCGGCGTCAGGACAACGCTAGGTTTAGGCACAATTGCAACACAAAACGCAAGCAATGTAAATATTACTGGCGGAAGTGTTTCCGGTGTCACGTTAATCACAAATGATGCGTCAATTAGCGGAGGCGTTATTAGCGGCATTACGGACCTTGCGATTGCGGATGGCGGCACTGGAGCCTCTACAGCATCGGGAGCGCGGGCCAGCTTGGGAGTTTCTATTGGAAACGATGTCCAGGCATATAGCCCAGTCCTCAGTGGGGTTAGCGAACAGTTTACGATTGCCAACACTTTAATTTATGCTTCTGCGTCAGGCGTTGTAAGCAGCGCCCCTTTGACATCTTTGGGTCGTTCTATTATTTCGGGTTCGACAGCAAGCGGAGTTCGCTCTACGCTAGAACTCGGAACGCTTTCTACTCAAAACAATGGAAACGTAACAATTAGCGGCGGCACTGTTTCTGGTGTCACTTTAACAACAGGCAGTGTAACGATTAGCGGAGGCACGATTAGTGGGATTACTGATCTTGCTATTGCTGATGGAGGCACCGGAGCTTCAAATGCTTCGGATGCTAGAGACAACCTTGGTCTAACAATTGGATCTGGCGTCCAGGCTTATAGCTCAGTCCTTAGCGGTGTTAGCGAACAATTTACGACTGCTGATACATTGATTTATGCAAGCGCTTCTGGAGTTGTAAGTAGCGCGAATTTTACGTCTCTTGGTCGTTCAATTATTTCTGGTTCCACTGCAAGTGGGGTTCGTTCCACCTTGGGGCTTGGCACAATTGCCACTCAAGATTCAAGCAACATAAGCGTTACTGGCGGTACTGTATCTGGCATTACACTAATCACTGATGACATTGATATTTCCGGCGGCACAATTAGTGGAATCACCGATCTTGCCATTGCAGACGGTGGCACAGGAGCCTCTACTGCATCAGGAGCGCGAACAAATCTCGGGCTTGCAATTGGCAGCAATGTTCAAGCATATGGATCAGCGTTAGATGGTGTTTCGGTTTCTGCTAGTGGAACTGATCTATTTTTCTATACAAGCGCTTCTGGTGTTGTTCAAAGCTCCGACTTCTCAAGTTTCTCTAGGACGCTAGTAGCAAATACAACTGCTAGTGGAGTGCGATCCACGCTTGGTCTTGGCGCTGTTGCATTACTTGAAACTATTTCAGTTGGCAGCGGAGAGATTGGTACTGCAGCAGTTGGCACTGATGAATTGGCAAATGATAGCGTTATTGCTGATAAGATTTTAGATTCAACAATTACGTTAACAAAAATTGTTGACACTTCTGAGTCTGACGTTCTTATTGGACGAGCAACTGCAGGCGCTGGTCCACTAGAAGAAATCACTTGTACTGCAGCGGCGCGTACAATCTTGGACGACGCAACTATTGAAGACATTCGAGCCACTCTTGGTTTGGGAACGCTTTCGACGCAAGACGGGTCTTTCTCTGGCACTTCTACTGGAACTAACACTGGAGATCAAACAATTACGCTTACTGGTGATGTTACTGGCACTGGTACGGGATCTTTTGCTGCAACTATTGCCACAAATGCTGTTATTGAAGACAAGATTAACGATGGAGCAGTTACTACGTCGAAGATTATTGATAGTGGCATTACTGCAATTAAACTTGCGGATCAAAGCACGTCTGTTGTCGCCGCTGATTCTCCAACGGGAAGTGGTGTTTACATTGGTCAAAAATGGTTCAATGCCAACAATAGTTTTGAATACACCTGGGATGGAAGTGATTGGCTAAGGCAAGCAGCAATCAACACCATCACTCATTCTGGCGATGCTATCTATGCTTACACAACTGAATACAACGACAATTTTTCTGCCAATATCGTCCCAACTCTAAATACGCAAAGCGCTAATCAGGTACTGATTGGCCCTGCAAGTGGCTCTGACGCTGCTCCTACATTTCGGGTTTTAGCCAGCGGCGATCTTCCAATTGCAACATCTAGCGGCGTTGGTGCAGTACGGCCAGGTGCTGGATTGAGCATGAATGGCGATGCAATTGCTCACACAAATACAATCAGTGGCGGCACGTTTTATAAAGTGGTGGCTGATAGTGAAGGCCACATTGCATCTGGCGCTACGGCATTAATTGCTGCTGACATCCCAAGTCTTGATGCGTCCAAGATCACAACTGGCACTTTTGGTAGTGGTTTAATCGCCAATGATGCAATCAATGGAGAAAAACTTTCAGATTATTCGATTACACGATTTGGTGAAACCACTCCAACGGCACAATTTACTGGACAATTTTTCTTTAATCCATTGGAAAAAGATTTGTTCCTTTGGGACGGAAACGTTTGGAATCCAGTTGGCGTTAGTATTGGTGAAATCGTTTTTGCTGGCACTTATAACGCAAGTGGTAATACGATTGCATCGCTGTCGCCTGAAGGAAGTGCAATTGGCTTAACAGTTGGCCAGCCTCTTCCGTCGCCTTCTTCTACTTTCAACAGATATTACGTTGTCGTTGAAAGCGGCGGAACTGGCACATCGCCTGCACCTGCAACCACTTTAAGCCCACCTGATCTGCTTCTTTGCAATGGCACTGCATGGGTGGAGATTGACGTTAGCTCTACTTATACGTCGCAAACGGCAACTCAGATTGGATTTAGCCCTGCGGCAAACCTTGGCAGCACTAACGTACAAGCAGCGCTTGAAGAAGTTAGCAATGAGTGTCGCAATGCTAACAATATTGCAAGTGGTATTCTGCTTGAAAATTATGGTGGCACTGGGCAATCAGCTTACACCAAAGGCGATATTTTAGCTGCTACTGGCGTTACGGATCTTGGCTTGTTAGGTGTTGGAAGCAATGGTCAAGTGTTGACTGCTGATTCAACGCAAGATACTGGTTTGACATGGGCAACGCCAACAAGCGGTACAGTGTTGAGCGTTAACGCAACTTCTCCGCTTTCAGTTGCAAGTGGTTCCACCACTCCTCATATCACTATTAGCAGTGCTTCTACAAGTGCTGCTGGCGTGGTTCAATTAACTGACTCTACGTCTACGACAAGTTCTGTTTTAGCAGCAACTGCCACTGCTGTTAAGTCTGCTTATAGCCTTGCGAATGCAGCGCTCCCTGCCTCTGGTGGCACATTAACTGGAGATTTAAATCTTGGTGTTTCAGTTGACATTGTATTTGAAGGAAGTAATAACAACGCATTTGAAACAACTCTGACGGTTGCTGATCCTACGGCAGATCGCACCATCACGTTGCCTAACGTTACGGGCACTGTTGTTACAACTGGAGACAATGGAAGCGTAACTAATACCATGCTCGCTGGCTCCATTGCTGACACTAAATTGAACACAATTTCAACAGCGGGAAAAGTTAGCAACAGCGCTACTACTGCAACAAGTGCCAATACTGTAAGCGCGATTGTGGCTCGTGACGCAAGTGGAGATTTCTCTGCTGGCACAATTACCGCGACAATTGACGAAGGCACATATTAATTTGCCTTTAGTCTCCCATCCATCGACTAAACTTTTTTTGCGTAAGCCCACTAGAATTTAAAGAAGCTTTTGCTTTTAATTTTTCCTTTTTAGGAGTTTACAATGGCTGGTCAGCTTCAACATTTACGTTCTTCAACTGCTAATAAGCGCCCAACTGCGTCGGGCTTAATTGATGGTCGCATTGCAATTAATACTGCCAGTGGTTCTCCTGGTTTATTTTTCAAGGACAACTCCGGGGCTGTTATTAAAGTTGGCCCTGTTCATGTTGGTAGTGGGGCTCCCAATGCAAGTCCTGCTTCCGGTGGATCGTCTGGAAATTCCATTGGAGAGCAATGGTTAGACAATAGTGGCGGAAATTATGTTTTTAAAATTTGGGATGGCAGCGCGTGGCGCAGTGAGACTGGTGAATTTGTAAACGCTAGTGGCGATACGATGACGGGTGACCTCGTCATGAATGATGCCAATATTATTTTTGAAGGATCAACCGAAGATGGTTTTGAGACAACTTTAACGGTTGTTGACCCTACTGCGGATCGCACAATCACTTTACCTAACGTGACTGGCACGGTTGTTACTACTGGAGATAGTGGCACTGTTACTAGCACTATGATTGCCGATGGCACAATTGTCAATGCGGATATCAATTCTTCTGCTGCCATTGCACCTAGTAAAATTGGTGCTGGTACATTGCCCACTAATGTTACAGTGGCAAGTGCAAATATCGTTGACGGTACTATTGTTAATTCGGATGTAAGTGCTTCTGCTGCAATTGCTGGCACGAAGATCGATCCAGACTTTGGCAGCCAGACGGTAGAGACCACTGGTGTGTTCAGTGCTGCTGCTGGTGCGGCTGCTACGCCATCGATCGCGTTCACTGGCGATCTCGACACCGGCATCTACAGCCCCGGCGCAAACCAAGTAGCGGTAGCAACTAATGG